TTATAACTTGCTGGTAAGCTCTATCTTTGATGTGTCAATTTTAAGCTGAGAAAGTTTTTGAAGAAATTGAGTTATATTACTTTTAGCGGAACCTTCGTTAGCGACTCTTAAACGTTCAACACCACTAAAAGCATCTCCAAATGTTGCTGTATATGGTGCCTTAATCAATTCGTCGAAGATTATTTTGTTCGTACTTTTTTCAACCAAAACGTACCTAACTGTAGAAGTAACTTCCATATCCAAACCAAATGTAGGTTGTTCGACTTCCATTAAGGTTGCAGAAAGATCATAAGTTGCTTGGTTGTCTCGGGACAATAGATATTGGGATTGTAATGAGCTCTTCAACGCAGCTTCAAATTCTTTGTTACCTATTTCTGACGCCCACATTGGGTTTGTTTCCTCACCTCCGCCCACTTGATTTAACTCGATAGCGCTATTTAGGTTCTCATCGAAAGTTATGTTTACAGACTCATCAACTTTCATATTTTCTACTTGGGCGGGAGAGGCACAACCAAACATCAGCGCAGCAGTGAGAGTTATACCTGAAATTTTTAATAGATTCATCATTAACACCTTGATTATATTGAAAATAGTAATCTATATACACTGAGGATTTAATTCCACAACTTAGATCTCAAATATTTATAAAATCAAATGCTCTTGACGATATATCAGTGAAATTTATAAAAGTCGCTTTTAACAAGAATCTATCTGTACCAGTCCAAACGAAAATTGAGACGGAATCTGCCTAATACACCATACCAAACGGGCCATACGCTTCAGTAGTTTCATGGTTCAAAGCTGACAAATGAAACGCATCAACAGTATCAAACGAGTAAATCTTTTGATGTGATCGGTATGGGCGTTATCGCCGCAATTACGCATCAATGTGCATTTCATTTGGTTGAGCGGATTATGAGCATCAAGAAAGAGGGAAAAAGTGGTTAGTCGACCTGTGGCTGAGAGGCTGAAAGGGAAGCGTTGTACCGCCAGTTTGAGAACCAAGATTAAATGCTGTGAAATCTGGTGGGGGATAGATGTGGCGATAAAGAAAAACCCGCCATTGGGCGGGCTGGTGTGTGACTTAAGTAATTGATTTATAGTGTTTGTATAAAGTCGATGACCACATTTTGTCCTCGGGTGTGGTTCTAATAGCTCCAGCCTAAGTTCCCGACATCCAGACTAAGGTCGGTTCCTTTCTCACTCTTTGCCTTGTCCACGGTCACCGGTTTGTCTGACTTAATCGTCAGTGCGACTTCCGATCGGCTGTTCAACGTCTGGCTCTTGATTGGCTGATAGGGGTTATAAGGTTTGTGAGCAGGTAAGCCTCCGCTCTGATAGTCAGTATAGGCTTTGGTGCGGTCTGTTTGGTTGCGGGTTTCGTTGGTAACAATTCCCAGCGTGGCGTTTTTGTCTTTGATGCTGTCGAGTTTGTTCGCCAGGTTATCGACGTCTGTGCCGGCATCGTCCAAACCGGTTTTCCAGCCGTCAGGAATGAGAGAGTCCGGCAGCAGGTTGATGAGCTTCTTAATCCCGTCCCACAGTCCGCTGAATTGCTCTTTCACCCAGTTAATCACTTTGTCTAAACCGATGAACTTATCTACCAGATAGGTGATGGCAATAATTGCTGCACCGATGGCCGCGACCATCATGCCAATCGGGTTGGCCATGATCACCGCATTGAGCCCAATCAGCGCCACTTTGAAGATTGCCACAGCGGTGAGAATGCCTTTGAAGTTCTGCGCCACAAAAATCAGTCCTTTTCCTAAGAACTCCAGCGCCTGATACAGCCCGTTGACGGTTTTAATCACTTTGTCCATAAACTCGGTGCGCCATTGGGTGTTTTTGAATTTCTCCGAGAACTCGGTAAACAGCTTAGTGGCTTTCTCCATAATCGGCGCCAGCGCGGCAAACTTAATCGAGCGCAGGCTTTCGGAGATGCGCTGCACTGCGTCGTTGTACGCTTCGGCTTTCGCGGCATCTTCTGCGGTAGCGCCGCCACCCAGATCGTTGAACTCCTGACGCGCAGCAGTCAGTCCCTGCGTGCCTTCTCGCAGCATGATGAGCATTTCCCGCCCGCTGTCACCAAAGGCGGCATCCGCAAACGCCATCTGCTCCTGCGCGGTTTTGAGTTTGGAGAAAGATTCCAGCAGCATCTGATAGGCTTCCTGCGTATCTTTTGCGCCCTGCAAATCGCGGAACGCGGCGTTCTTACTCTTTTTCAGGTAACTGCCCAGTGCGCCCGCTCCGGTGGTTTGGAGTACACCCAGACGACGGGTGAAACGGGTCATTGAGGCCGACAGCGCATCGGCGCTCACACCCGCGTGTTCGGCCTGCGATTGCATGGCCTGCAGTTCGCTGATCGGCAGATTGAGGTTGGCGGATTTCTTGGCAAGTTTGTCCATCTCTGCCGCGCTGCTGTTCACCTCGGCTGCGAGTCCGGCCAGGCTGAAACCACCAAGCAGGGCGGCACCTTTGCCGAGTGCCGCTCCGGCCACATTCGGCAGGCGAATGGCGCCATTGAGCTTTTGCAGTGGAGCCATCGCGCCGCGCAGGATGGCGTATTTCTTACTCAGTTTGATGATTTCCGAGCCGTGCTTTTTGTAGCGACTTTCCAGACGCTTGTTCTCGCCATCGAGGTCGTGCACTTTGACGCCTGTCTTTTTCAGCTCGCCACCCAATTTGACCAGGTGTGTTTTGTACTGGTCCTGCTGCTGTGTGAGCTTATCGACCCGCTGCTGCTGTTTGGCAATTTTCTCGGTGAGGGCAGCGGTCGGTTTCCCTGCCGCGGCCGCGCTGGCTTGCAGCTCACGAAGTTTCTCGCTGGCCGATGCCATCGCAAGCGTATTCTGGCTCATCGCCTTTTTGGTGTTCTTAAATGAGCCAATCATGCCGATCGCGGCCGAATCATCCGCCTGCGCTTTCTGAATCTTTTTGATGGCTTTGGCGTAGTGGTCGGAATCACTCGCCATGCCTTTAAGCGGTGCGGACACTTTGTCTTTCAGTCCCATCACCACGGAGAGGTTCATCTTCATCCGGATGTCCTTCATACAAAAAAGAGAGCTAATCGCTCTCTTGTGTTTCGGTTCGTTGCCGTGCCAGCTCGCGGAACAGTAATAAATCGTCGTAGCTGAGGGCGTCTATTTCGCTCGGCGGCCAGTGAAAAACCATGGCGATGTCGGCGTAATAGTCCTCAACCCGGTTTATCAGAGTTCCGTATTCACGAAAAAAGAGGCGATGGTGGTCAAAAGTGGCGCCCAGTTCTCCGGTGGCAGGTTCAGCACATCGCGCTCAGTCAGAGACGAAATGCGCGGCAGCAGGATTTCACCGGCATCAAATTTCATCTCACACACATCAATCAGACTGAGCCCGCGCAGGTTGCCCGAATGCGGTTTGCGAATGTCCACCGTGTTGATTTCCACACCATCTTTCACGATAGGGGTGGCCAGTGTGGCCGTTTTCACTTCAGCCTGATTGTTAATCGGAGTTGCCATAGCCGAGTTCTTCCTTCAGTTCGTTAAGCCGGGTCTTGCGACCGCCTTTGTTCGGGTCGAGTTTCATCACCGCATCAAACAGCGCGTACGCTTTCCCGGTGTCGCCGTCTGCGTCATACCAGTCGCCTGCCAGACGGAACATCTTCACCTTGAGCGGCGCGTTGGTGGCGAGGTGTCCGGCCTGCAAATCGGTAACCGCCTGCAGCAGGTAGTCGCGGTTAAATGCCAGTTTCTCTTTCGAGGCACTGTGCGAGTACTGGAACACGATGTCACAGAACGCGGTCTGGCCGTTTGACTTCCAGCTGTCCGGCGTTTCCAGTCCCATGTCGATGGCCGCCCGGAAGCTGTCGTGTACCGTCGTCAGTTGGCCTAAATCGACCTGCCACTGATAAAACCACCACACCACATCGAGATTGCCGAGGTCGGTGTGAGTGATGAGGAGCTTCTCAACCAGCGGCTGGTATTTCTTCACCAGCTCGGCTTTGTACGGGTCTTTTTCCTGAGAGCCGGCCAGAGTGCGCAGGAACGCCAAATCCTGTTTGAGCATGGCCTGCGTTTCTTCCCACGGTTTGTCGGCCAGCGTCGGGCGGGCGCTTTTGCCCGTCGCTGCGGGTTGCGCCGTGGCTGGCAGCGGATTGGCCTGAGCCGCCTTTTGCTGCTGAGCTTGCCGCTTTAACAAAATCGATAACATGTCACGCCCCTTATTGTGAGATGAGTTCATAACCGTTGAACAACACTTCCAGCTGACCGTCTTTGACGTTCAGCGTAAGCGGGTCCACCGTCCAGGCATCCGTGAGGGTGTAGACTTTGCCGCTGTTGAGCTCGAGTGTGATGTTCTCATCCACGAACGCTTTGATGGCGTCTTCATCGGTCGCTTTGGCGTGCACGATGGTGGCTTTGATGTAGGGCGCGCCGTCGTACACTTCGCTGTGTCCCAGCACGCCGTCATCGCCCATGACCGCTTCACGCTTGAGGTTACCAAACCCGATTTCTGCGCCTTCTTTAATGGGCAGGCGGCCCAGAGAGCCGGCGTTCAGTACGGCGCGGCTGGTGATGGTGGTTCCCATGGCTTACTTCCTGAATTGAATTTTGCCGGCAACGATGATCAATCCGTTCACGAACTGCGGTGAGTCCTGATAGTTGATCCGCTGCTTGTTGGTGTCATCGAGCTCAACAATGAGTGACTTCTTGTAGCCGTCGAAATCCTGCACGATGCCGTTGTATTCCAGCTCTTTGTACAGCGCCAGCAGCTCGGTTTTGAACATGCTGGGCGTGACAATCGCCTGTCCCGGCGCAAAGCGGGTGCCGTCTTTGGCCACTTTGAAACGGGCGTATTTGCTTAAGATGCGCGAGCGTTGTTTCTGACGAAAATACATCGCCGTGGCGGGCGTCATGATGTCGAGGTAACTGTTATCGGCAATCCCAGACGCGTTTTCGGTGTAAGCGGTGACCGCGCGCTCCACCTGCACCTCTTTGGTGGAGGTAACGACGTACGTGCCCATCCCTTCATGGAGCAGCAGATTACGCTCGGCCCAGTCAAACTCGGTGTCCGCAATGGAGTAGACGCCGCTCATCTTGAGCGTTTGCAGTGGGCGGCACGGGTCGTTCGCCAGTGACGGCGCAATTTGTCCCGCCCAGGCACCGATCGCCGCCGCATCCGTCAGCGCTTCATTGGCAGAGTTACCGAGCGCGTTCACCGGCATAAAGCTGATCAGCGGGCAGTTGCTTTTGTTGGCAAAGGTAATCAGCTCCGCATGGGTGCCTTTTTTCGGGATGTAAGCCACGCCGGGGATCTGCTGTAGCGCTTCATAACGCTTTTCCAGAAACTCGCCCAAATCGCGGATGGTGGTGTCATCATTGAGCGAGCAGAGGATGTGGTGGTACTGCACATCACCCAGAGCCGCCAGTGCTGACATGGTATCGGCCGCGTCCACGCTGATGGCGTAGATAGGCATGCTTTCATCCTGCTTGCGAAAGTAGGTCACCATGTCGACGATGTCGGAGGCGCCGAACTGCGCCTGCGCTTTGGTTTCGTCCATACAGAGCACAACGGTGTTAGGCACTACCGGTGCGCCCGCGACCGCGTTGCCGATCACCAGGCACCGTTGCTGGTCTTCCGCACTGTTGGCCAGACTGTTGTCGATTTCGACATACATGCCGGGCACATAAGCGCTGGCCGGAACTTCTGAGAAGCTGATGCTCATTGGCCGTCCTCCTTGTTGGTTGCCGTTTTCGTGGTGACGAGCACGACGGATTGGTCTTTAATGCGACGCAGCCAGTAAGGGTTACGCGGCTTCTCTTCGCCCGCAGCCTTTAACGGCTTTCGGGTATCCGGGTCACGGACCAGTAACCCTTTTTGTGGTTTGACTTTGATGGTTTGCATTTAACTTTCCACGTCAGTTGTAAAGTGCCCGGCCGCCATGGCGATCAGCTCGCGTTCGATCTCTGGCGTCCAGCCGATGAAGGTACGTTGGGGCATCTGATAGTTCTGCTTGACTCGCCGCCCGCCTTGCCAGCGTCCGGTCTTGCTGTCGAAGAAGCCATTCACGCGAGTGGTAAACGAGAGCTGGCTGCCCTGATTGTGTTCTTGGCCGATGCGCCCGGCGACGCCCGCAAGGCCCACTTCAAAATGGTGTTCATCGGCCTGCGTGCGCAGGGATTTCGACAGGCCCATCAACATGTTCTTGTTGTTGACGGTATGGCGTGACGCTGTCCCGTCCCGCAGACTCACTTTCTTGCGACCTGTGCGGCTCTGGTACGGGTTATTCTCAATGTCCCGCTGCGCCCGGATTTGAGCGCGGAAGAACTGGCGCGCGCGGTTGGCCATGCGCCGGTTCAGGTCCAGTTTTTCAGTGGCGGTGAGCACCAGACGCTCGACCACCTGAGTGAGCTGATCCGGCGTTTTCAGCGTGAGCTCGCTCATGGCAAATCATCCAAATGGCCGACAAACAGCACCAGATCGCCCAAGTCGTCTTCGTCTGCCCGCGCGGCAAAATTGCCCACGCATTCAAAACGCTCGCCGTGTTGCTTCCAGTCACCTTGCGGGTTAGCTTGCAGTGCGAAGGCTTCCCGCAGGTCAATTTTGATTTTGATGTCGCAGCGGCCGTTATCCAGCAGCTCGGTGGCGAAGGTCGGAAACGGCAATCCTTTTTCCATCCGGTACGGGTCGTGCGTATTGAGCCAGGCGACTAAGTGCATCATCAGAATGTGCGGCTGCACTCTGACATCCTGCATGAACACGATGGCGGTGTACTCGAGTTCAAACCCGTCGACGCTGTCGCCCTGAGTGCAGAACAGCGCGCCGTCTTCGGCCCAGACGGTGAAGTTCTTGGCATCAATCACGTGCTTTCTGAACAGGTCCGTTAAACTTTGCAGCGCTTTCATCACACCACCTCAAAACAGTAGGTTTCCTGCCCGTGAAGGAGCAGATCCACCGCCTGACGGTATTGCACCTCGCAATGGTATTTCTTGCTGCTCAGCGCTTCCTGACGCTCGGCCGCTTCGGCAGTCGCATCGGAGCTGAGGCGGATACCAATCAGCTCGCTGGCCGTCAGCGCAAACACCGCCTGGGTGTAGAGCGTGGTACCGGATTCCTCATCGCCGAATTTGTCCTTTGAGAGCGCGGTAAGGCTCTCGTAGTGGGCGATGGCATCGACCAGCTCGCGGTGCACCTTAATGCGCGAGACTTTCGCCTGTTGCAGAATGCCTGCCTCTGTCTCATTGCTGAGGAAATGAAACAGAGACTGAAACTCTGAGATTTTGAGCGCAGGAAAGTTATCCGTGGCGGGCAGCTCGGAGGCATACACGTCGCTTTTATTGCCGATAAATTCCATACATCACCTTTGAGGGAATGCAGGCAGCAGTGCACGAATAACAATCTGTGTAGGAGCCAGATTGATAACGTGAGAGAGCCTGCATTGGAGGGTGTCAGTCTGGCGCAGTTATACCCACGCCCCGTTGATCTTGAGTTTGACGTTGCCGAACTCGACCGCCGCCACTTTTTCAAGTTGCTCGATGACGTACGCCATGTTCATCGACTCAAAGTTTTCCATCTGGTCTTTGGCGTCGTTTTTCTTACCGACCGTGCGGCGCACCGAGTCTTCCTGAATGTAGATAGACAGGTTGTCGTAGCTGGTCACCATGATGCCCGTTGACGGGAAGCCCGGAACGGATACGGCCGGCAGGCCGCCATAGGTACCGATGACCTGACGCTCCTGAATCTTGCTCTTTTCTGTCGGCGTATTGCCGTGCGCGTCGTAGAACTTGGCCTTTTCATAAGCCAGCAGATCAGAGCCGATGATGGCAACCAGGTCAGAGTCGTTTTCGCACGCCGGATGCAGCAGGTTTTTCAGGTTCAGCACCGCCAGATCGAGGTTGGCAAAGTCGCCGCCTTCACCAATCTTGATCACGCCGGAGCCTTCCGCGCCTTCGGTGATTAAACGTTCGGCGTTGTGCTCGCGCATCGCCTGGAACCAGCCTTTGTTGACGTCTTCGCCGTTCGGGTTGGCGGCGGCATCTGTATTTGCGGCCGCGGTTTTACCAAACCAGCCGACAGTGATTTTGTTGGCGTCGATCTGCTCGCGAGTGTGCTTGGAGACAATCTGGTTGAAGCTTTTCATGTGCGCCCAGGCATCGAGCTTGGCATAGCGGATCGCCGTGTCGAAGTTGGTCTGCACGCAGGCGTAAGGCATGGCTTTCATGCCGTGGTAGTCTTTCGGTTTGCGCTCGCCGTCGCCGGAGGTGTCGGTGCGGCTGGCAATCATGCCGCTCACGCCCAGACCAATCGCTTCACCAATCTGGTTTTTCACGGTGATGATGTTGATGCGGCTCAGGAACCAGTTGCTTTCACGAATGGCCGCGATGATGCGCTGAGTGCCGTTCGGCGAGACGTTGAACATCTCGGTGGCGTTCTCGACGCCGTTTTGCTGCGCGACCGCCTGAACGTAGGCGCTCAGTTTCTTTTTGGTATGCTCTTGCATGTGTTTACCTATACAAATGGGGTGAGAGACTAAAGCCGGCGCTTACAGGTACGTCTCGGGTTCCGCATCCTGACCCGCAAGGATGCGCGCCTGCTCATCCGTGATGCTGCTCAGCTTGGTGGTTAGTTCGCCAAGCTGGGTTGAGAGCTTTTCGACTTTCTCTTCCAGCTCGCTGTTTTGCGGCTCGTCTTTGACTTCCGGCTCAGCGGGCTGCTCTTTGGCGCTGAGTGTCTGCACCAGTTGGCCGAGCTGATCGCTCAGCTTGGTGTTCTGCTCAATTTGTTGCTTCAGCAGCTCTTCGGTTTCTTTGTTCATGTCGTCTTCTTCCTCGGTGTGAGAGAGCTGCTCGGGCGCGTTTTCGCCTTTGAGCCAGCTTTTGAATTTTTGAAACAGCGACGCGTCTTCATTTGATAGTGCAGGCGCCGCCGCGCTGTAGTTGACGGTTTGCCCGGTGCAGACATGCAACGCTTTTTCTGCACTGCGCTTGGCCGACAAATGCACTTGTGTGGTACCCAGTGATGCGGGTTTGTCCGTGAAGGCGAGCCCGGTTAAGTAGGCTTTGCCACTGCTGGCGAAGTCTTCGAGATACTCACAAGAGGTATGCAGCAACTGACCGTTTTCGATGTTTCGCAGCAGGTGAGAGTTGGGTTTGATTTCAGCCCACAGTTCGTCATCGCGCTTTTCTACCGACAACACGGTGCCGCCTTTCCAGCTCCAGTCGTAGTGGTCATCATTGATTCGTGCGGCGTACTTCGTCGGGTCATACGTTTCCGCGATATCGTCAATCACTTTCTGCGGGATATCTCGCCCGTCGACAGTGGGGCCAGCTTTCAGAATGCAAATTGGCTCTGACTTAAACATGGAATATCTCTTCTCGTTTCGATGATTCCAATCTAACCAATGGCCTTAACTTTTTGTATTCACGGCGATTCTAGATACCCGATATAGAAAGTCTCTCTGCTGAGTCGCGGCGGGCTCTGTTGCACACTGCCAGCATGAAAACGAATCTGGCTATTGAGCAATCCTCCCCGATGTACACCGCAGACCAAACCAAAGCGCTTGGGCTGTATCTGCGTCAGTACAAACCTGCCGAAGTTGCGCAGGCGGTGGGCGTTGCGGTGCGAACCGTCCAGCAATGGATTTCGAAATTTGACTGGAAAGCGATGCGGGACGATGCGCCCGTAGAGCTGATGTTGCGCCAGCGGATCGCCTATCTGCTGTGGCTCGACCAAAAGCACGATGAGCAGCTCAAAGAGCTGGAAATGCTGCTGGCCCAGAAGCGCAAACGCGATGAAGCCGAGAGCCGGCCGCATCGGCCTGCGAGCAGCCATAGTGATGGCAACAAGCGCGGCCGCAAGCCGAACAAGGTGAAGAACGATGTGTCGCACATCACCCAAACGGTGCTGGATGAGTTTCGAGAGAAGACGTTTTTCGAGTACCAGAAAGACATTCACGCCCACAAGTGCAATCCGGAGCTGAACGAGTTCCGCTTTTACCTCAAATCGCGCCAGATTGGCCTGACGTATTACTTCGCCTATGAAGCGTTTGAGGATGCGGTGCTGAGTGGCGACAACCAGGTGTTTTTGTCGGCCTCGCGCAAGCAGTCCGAAATCTTTAAAAACTACATCCGCCGATTCGCGTTGGAGATTGGCGACGTGGAGCTCAAAGGCAAAGATGAGCTGCAACTTTCCAACGGCGCGACGTTTTACTTTCTCTCCACCAACGCCCGTACATCGCAGGGCTTCAACGGCCATGTCTATTTCGATGAAGTGTTCTGGATCCCCAAATTCGGAGAGCTGGACGACTACGCGGGCGGGATGTCGATTCACGACAAGTACCGCACCACGTATCTCTCGACGCCGTCGACCGTGGCGCATGAAGCGTATCCGAAGTGGCAGGGCAAGAAAGAGCAAGGCATTGACATCAGCCATGCGGCGCTCAGGAACGGCTCACTGGGTGTCGATGGTATTTTCCGCCAGATCATCACCATTGATGACGCGATTGAGAAAGGCGCTACGTTCTTCAACATGGAGAAACTGCGCCGCAAGTACCCGGACAAAACCGTGTTCGACAACCTGCTGCGCTGCGTGTTTCTGGATGATTCTGCGTCCATCTTTGCGCTCAAAGCGTTGCTGGCGTGTAAAACCGATTCATCGCTGTGGAAGGATGTGGACCACAACAAAGCGCGGCCCGCGGGCAACGCCGAAGTGTTGGTGGGTTATGACCCGCGCGGCGGCGGTCAGGGCGAAGGCTCCGACGATGCCGGATTGGTGGTTGCGCTTAAACCCAAACGCAAAGGCGGCGTGTTCCGGCTGATTGAACGGGCGCGCCTGAAAGGCTCCAGTTACGAGCAGCAGGCGCTCGCGATTAAAGCCATGACCGAGAAATACAACGTGGTGCATCTGGCGATTGATGTCAGCGGCGTCGGGTCGGCGGTGGCTGAACTGGTGCGCAAGTTCTACCCGAGCCTGATTGAGCTGGATTACTCACCGGAAGTGAAACGGATGATGGTGTACAAGGCGCGCGAAATCATCAACGACGGGCGCCTGCAGTTCGACGGTGAATGGGATGACCTGGTGCATTCCTTTTTGATGATCCGCCAGCAGACCACCAAAGCCAGCAATCAGGTGACCTTTATTTCTACCCGCAGCAAGGTGGGCTCGCACGCTGACCTGGCCTGGGCTTCGATGCATGTGATGCATTGGGAGCCGATTGATATTCACAGTGAGGATGACACCACGGTGTCGTTCTTCTAGGAGACAGAACGTGATTGAAATTGAATTTTCTAACCCGGTCAGTGTGATGAATAGCGATATTCTCAGCTACCTTGAAGTGGCGCTGATTGATGATTTGTACGAGCCGCCGATCGCACTCGATACGCTGGCCAAAGCGCTACGCGTGAACCCGATGCACTCGAGCGCGATTGAGTTTAAACGCAACACGCTGACTTACGCCGTTACGGTGAGCGATGTGCTGCCGCGCCGCGACCTTAAGCGGTTTATTCAGGACTACCTCACCTTTGGCAACGGCTATTTTCAGGTGGTGCGCAACCTGTTCGGGCAGGTGGTTCACATCAGACACCTTCCGGCGCTCTTCATGCGCCGCCGCGGTGATTTGGGTTACACCTACAAGCCCCGTGCCTACAGCAACGAAGGGCGGATTGATTATCGCGACGGGCAGATTTTTCACCTGGCTGAATACGATGTGGCGCAGGAGCTGTACGGCCTGCCGCAACACGTCAGCGGGCTGACCTCTATCTGGTTGAACGACGATGCCACGCTGTTCCGCCGCCAGTATTACCGCAACGGTTCCCACGCAGGTTACCTGCTGTATATGAACGAGCCGGGCATGACCAAAGAGACGGAAAACGACATTCGCAACAAGCTGCAGGCCAAAGAAGGAATGGCGTTCAAAAACCTGTTTGTGAATGCCAAAGGGAAAGACACCAAAGCACCGGAGCTTAAACCCATCGGCCAGGTGGAAGCGAAAGACTCGTTTAAAGACGTAAAGAACCAGACCATGAATGACGTGCTGGCGTTGCACCGCGTTCCGATCGAGCTGATGAGCATCCGCCGCGAGAGTATTACCTCACTCGACCTCAACAAAGTGGACTGGCTATTCCACAAGAACGAGCTGCTGCCACTGATTGATTCACTGACTGAACTGAATGAGTTTGTGGGGAGTGAAGTGCTTAAACTCAATGAGTATGTGAGCTTGGAAAAAGAGAGCTGAAGCCTTAAACCAATCTATGAGCCAACCAATATATTCAGTGTTGGCTCGCAGATAAACGACGTAATTCATCTTTGCCCCAAAAGAGTTAACTCGTTGTTTGTGGCGCAGTCAAACGCATACTTTCTCGCCTACAAATTTTCATCCATTTAACTCAAATGTTGCCATTCTCTTTGCAATGCCTAATAGCTGGGCAGGCATACAGTTATATAGAAATTATGATGATTTTTATCTCAACTTCGTGCGCGTTTTCACATTCCGATATGCATGAATATTCTTAAAATCATGCAATTATAAAACCTATGGGTTAGATAATAGGTTTGGTAAACGCGCATGCGCGTTTTTCCAGATGGTGAATTTAGCAAAATGTTGATAAGTTCATTATATACAAGTAGTTAACCGTGCGCGTTTTTACTGGTCTAATGAGATAAACGCGCATGCGCAATAATAAAATGTTATATTTTTTTGAGCACTAGGGTTAGAGGTTACTTTGATAATAAAATTAGACAACAGGTTAATCGCTTTTTTAGATGTGCTTGGCTTTTCGGCAAGGTTAGAGCGCGAGAATATTTCCCATTTACATGAACAATATAGTCGCTTTATCGATGATGCTAAAAACGCAACATTTTTCGCAGCGCAAGGAGATAACTCTGGGAGGAAAAACTTTGGGTTCTCACAGTTTTTATTTGACTCAATAGTACTCGTGTCAGAACCCATTGATGACCCATTTAATGTAAACAACTTCGTCAGTGCGGTGTCATTCCTAATGGAACTTGGTTTTAGAAATAAGCTGCCTTTGCGGGGAGCTATTAGCCAAGGTGATTTTGTATATGATGAGTCTAGAAATATTTTCTTAAGTAACAGATTTCCTGAGTTGGCAAAGTTTGAACTAAGACAAGAGTGGGCAGGATGTTCTGTACTACCTCATGCAGAAAAAACAGTTATTGAGGCTGCATGGGGGGCTAGTGAGCCGCAAGCACCAACAAGAAATCAGCTATTCCACCGATACCCTGTACCAGTTAAAGGTAGTGAAAGGGTCAATTTATTGGTATTGAACTTTCTTCATTTCATGGAACCGTATGAAATACAAGAAGGTTTAGGTTACCTCATATCTCCAAAGCAACTCCATAATCGAGCTCATTTCATGTATTTGGAAAGTCTTCCGGAGCAAAGGCAAAGGCTTGAGCCTGCGATGTATCCAGCGTTATTTATGTCATATATTCCGACGAGAACTGGGTTTCGAATGAAGTTTACGGATTGCTTTGGAGAAGCTGCTGAACCAGGTCAGTTATATTCAAAAAAGCTGGTCAGGCTAAGAAAAATATAACAAGCAATTTAAGAGGGATTCACAACGCTTGGCATTTTTGCTTCTACTTCAAATTTAGTGTTTATGGCACAATGTTTTAGGTTGGGTGGAGGCGTTGTTCACCCCTTAATTGGGCGTTAAGTTTTAAGGACACATCGTGGAAATATTCAATAATTCATGGGTTGTAGGTATCGGAGGCGGAATACTTAGCGGTTTAATTGTAACGCTAATTACCCGTTATCTTTTTTCTAAGAAAGACAATAAAGAGTACGCCCAGAAAGTATCGACTGTAAATCGTGAGGTAGTATATGCCCTTAGACCCGGCATATCTGAGGGGCATATCCCTGATAATGAGGTGCTGTCGTCTTTGATTAACGCGACTGCGAGAAAATACAAGGTGGAGCGCGGTGATGTATATCAAGCCAAACAAATTGCAGAAGAATTAATCAAAGAAATAATGGATTCGAGTTTTATTTCTTCGGAAACAAAGAAGAATTATTGTGAAACATTAGCTCATCTAGTTAACACAGCTAGAGCTGAGGCTCTGCCTGATGCATTAAAAATTGAGCGTATATCTCTTGAGTCAGAATTCCGAAAAAAGCAAACCGAACGAATGAGTGTCGTATTGGGTATTACTGCAGCTATGGGAACAATGATGGTTGCTCTAACTACTATTATTGATAAACCATCAGTTTCGTCGCCGCTAAAAGATTTGATCGGTATAACTTTGCCGACGATCACAGTTTTGGCATCTGTCATGGTTGCGACCGCTGCGATGTTAGTCAGTGTTCGATTAAAAAGGGCACGTCAAAACAATACAGAAGACGAGAATGAAACTTAACAAGCCAAGCCAGCAGGACTTATTTTGCTGTCGCTTCGCTCCAATACGCAAAATAAGCCTCTGCTTGGGGCGTTATGTATTTTGAAGAACAAGCGGTAAAAATGAGTAAAAATCGATTGATTGCACAGTATAAAAAAATGAACCTCGAACAGCTGGAAGAGGAACTCCTATCTCCTTATCTAGCTGAAAATTTGAGGGAAATTGTGCTAACAGAAATATCGTTACGTCGTAGTAGGAAGATTACTTGGCATACCATTTTGTCGTTAGTTCTTTCGGTTCTTGCTTTGTTAATCTCATTAGCTACGGGTTGGAATTCAATAGTTTCATGGTTATCGTGAGCACATACATAACAAACGTTTAAGAGTGATTCGCAACGCGTAGCATTTTTACCATGCGTTGCGTTTAGGTTTAAGGTGGCATGCGGAGGCATCGGTATTGCGTTGCCCACACCTTAACAGGGCTAATCCATAGAAATCTCTATCCGCAATTCTCCTGATAATGCCGAAGCCCTAACTTGGATATGTCCAAATATCAGTTTATTCATGTCCACCTGAGCCCAGAGCAACGCCACGTTGCCTAGGCTCATACAGCTTTCATCAATGTTTTTGCTCAATGAAGCGCTTTAGTTCGTCGGCGCCTTGATATTCCAACACCATTCCCTTGTATAAGTTGATGTGGTTAATCGCATCAACTTCCGCATCTACCTGCGAGCGAAACGCTTTAAGCTCGCTTTCCATATGATCACAAAATGAACGCATCATGTTGATTTGCTGCTGCATGGCTTGATACTGGCGGTGGCTTTCCCCGTGGCGCGCTTTGAGTTCGTCGAACTGCGAAAAGGCACATTGTAAGAATCGGGCTTGTTTGGCGGTAAGAGTGACACCGGATGGTGCAATTTGCGGTTGGCTTGTGATTGCGTCGAACGCGCGGATGACTTGCAGGTGAAACCTGGCGCTAATCCACATCGCGTAGGCGTAGACCAGTTCTTTGCATACCCAAGTTCCTTGATGCTTTCCGCCTCGATATGCTTCGTAAGCGATCCGCGAATTAGCGGATCGGTCAATTTCGCTTATCAAATCTCGGGTTTGGTCATTACGCAGAAATTGGTGAGGTTGGTGTTTCTTCGCACTACCGCTGGCTTTATGCAGATCATTTAATGAATACAAGCCATTAAGAATACGGATTTCTTTAGACACGATTGTCAAATTAGGCATAGAAGCCTCCTTGAGTATGATTTGTAATCACCACTCAGAGGTTCCAATCAATGGGTGGTGAACTGGACAGGGTTGGAACTACCGTACTCAAGGAAACGGCGCGCCGAAGCGCCCCTGCCCAGCCCACCATAATGCTGATAGTACGTTCTCTATACGTAACGCCTATGTTTAGGTGTGCCGAAGCCGCACATAAAAAAACCAGCAAACGCTGGCACTTATGTGCCTTGAGTAATTAAGCGGGGTTCCAATCCCGGTACTGGATTTTGCCAGTACAGCGATAGGGTAAGGGCGGCGAGGGTAGGGTGTCAATGCTTTACCACACACAAATGTACGTAACTGTGCACGATGCCATCAGCCCTGGAAGACAGCCGCAACTCGCTTCCGGCCTGTTACCTGGGGTTAGATTATAGGTTTGGGGAAATGCATATATGTGTACTGTTGCATTGTTTTATTGGTGGAAAGCTGATAAGTTTTTGTAAAACAGTGAGTTAACTGTATGCGTACTAATAAATTGTTATGTACTTTGGAGAAAATATGGAAGTAGTCACTACTGAAAAGCACGTCTCAGAGTATCCTGATCCGTTTTATTTGAAACAAGGCGATAAGGTAGCTCTCGGTGCAATTGACGACGAGTTTCCCAATTGGATCTTTATAACCAGTAGTGAAGGGGAGCAAGGTTGGGCTCCAGTTCAATATATCGAAAAGGTTGAAGGAATCCCTGAAGGTATTTTGCTTCAAGATTATGACAATGTTGAGCTCGATACAGTCATTGGTGAAAAGCTGTCAGTGCTATTTGAACTCAATGAGTGGTATCGAGTATCGAGGTCAACGGGGGAAATTGGTTGGGTACCAGTGCGCTCGACACAACGTACATAACAGATTGTTCAAGACGGATTCGCAACGCATGGCATTTTCGCTATGCGTTGGTTTAAGTGATTAAGGTGGTATGTAACGGCTTCGACATTTCGTTGCTCACCCCTTAACAGGGCTATCCGCCAATAAAAAACAAAAGGTTGGTCTCTAAATGTTAACAACAAAAATTGAAACGGAACGACTAATACTAAGAGCTTTAGTCGAAGATGATGCAAGAGATTTGTTTGGTATATTCTCAGACCATGATGTCATGAAATATTGGAACTCTAGTCCCTGGGTTTCAATTGATGAGGCTAGATTATTTATAGCCAATAGCGCACAGGCAATGAATAGTAATACAGAAGTGACCCTAGGTATTTACCTAAAGAGTACTGGTCAACTTCTGGGTAAGATAATGCTATTTAACTATGCGAAAGAGTCTAGGCGCGCAGAAATTGGGTTTGGTGTCAGCCGTAATTTCTGGGGTAAAGGTATTGTACTCGAGGCGGGAACTGCGCTTATTGAATACGCATTTAAAAACTTGCAGTTACGTCGAATCGAAGCTGAAATAGATCCAGACAATATTTCTTCAGGTAAAGCCTTGGAACGGTTAGGGTTTGTTAAAGAAGGCTTTCTAAGGCAGCGGTGGGAAGTTAACGGGATTGTATCGGATTCCGCAATTTATGGGTTACTAGCCAAGCCTGTCCCGTAGGCGGGCATTATGCGTACTAATTTACTTGGGAGTGATGAAGTTGAAAGGAAGCTGTTTGTGTGGCGAAGTCTCATTTGAATTGTCAGGTGAATTACCACCCATCTATCAGTGTCATTGTTCGTTGTGTCGCAAAGTATCGGGCTCTTCATCAAACTCAGCGTTGATAGTTGGGGTATCAAGTTTTAAGTGGCGTTCCGGCGAAAATAAAATTAGGTCATTTTCTACGAGCTCAGGTTTTAAATCTGAGTTTTGTTGTCGTTGTGGTAGTCCAGTACCAAATATCAGTTCAGATGGCGAGTCGTATTGGGTTCCCGCGGGGTTGCTGTCCGAGCCTGTAGATACAAAGGTTGCTGCTCATGTTTATGTCGGTTCTCACGCAAGTTGGGACGTGGGTTTCACAAATGACGGTATACCGCAATTTGATACGATGCCAACTGAAGAAGATTGGTTAAAAATATGCAGGTAACGCACACATAACAACGCCGCAGAGGGAGTGTCAATGCGCGGCGTTTCGAGTCCCATTGAGCCGAGGTTGTTGTGGTTGAGTTTAATGTCATGCGTTGCCAGTCCTTAAGGCGGACTTTATAAGCCAAAAGTTTTACAGTGGAGAATGTGGTTGGATAGCAATACAGTTACTGGGTTAGTTTTAGGAGCCATTATTTCGTATGTACTCCCCAAAATATCGCCATACATTGATGAAAAGCTTAAGACGTTTGGCAATTTCGTTCGAGACAAGTGCTTTGATCCAATTCGAGGTATCTTCAGAAAGAGGCGTTTGAAAAAACTTAAGCAACTGCGTATTACAAGGAAGAATAGCTCTGCGGTAACTTTTAAAATAGTTTCTGCTCATATCTACTTTCTTTTGTTCTGGGGAGTAATTTTCTTCTATATCCATTTATTAATTCAAACAGATTATGCCAAATTGCTTGAAAGTAATTTTTGGTTGGGAATGTTCTTGTCTACTCCAATTTACTGTTTTGAGTTTGCGTGGCTTCGAGCAGATGTTCATGCAAAAGAACTTGTTAAGCAGCGAGGGCGTCTGGGCTTATAACAAACGAGTATGGTGTTAAAGAGTGATTCGTTCTCTTTCAATAGCACGGAACGGGAACCTTGAGGCTCCCGCCGGACTAGGCGACTTCTCTCCCTTGCAATAGGGAGTGAATCCGGTCGAACTCTTTCACCATGCTGCGTTCAATCCGATCTCCGAGTTCTTTGACATCGTCTTTCGTCGCGTAGGTTTCTGCCACATGGGTTTTGTATTCGCCCAGCTCTTTGGACAACCGGAACAGGTAGCCAATGAGCAAACTCAGGATCAGCGTCACGAACGTGCCAAAGGCGAGTACCGTATTCACCCAGCTTGGGTCCAACGTCATTCCCATTGCTCGACCTCTTTGAGTTTTTTGCCTTTCAGCGACAGGATGATGTCGTTCACGGTTTCCTGCGTCACATCATTGGTGGACAGGGTTTTGATTTTCTCTAGTCCCCAAATCACCAGACGGCTGGCAAAGCGTTCCAGAATGACTTTCCAGGCAACCTGAAAAAACAGACCTTTCAGAACTTCCCAGAGTGTTTTGCCGAGGATACTGGTTAAAAAGTTCATAGTGCTCTCCTTATTGCAGCGGCGCGCCAGTGCGCATCATTTCGCTGAGTGTCTTCGCCCGTTTGCCAACCTGACGTGCCCATCGGCTATTCAGCATTTCGTTGGCGGCCACATGCCAGAGTTGCTGCTCGATAGCAGCGATCATTTTCTTGAACATGCCAAAGCGGGGCAGGCCAAGGTTGAAAATCATGTCGACGAGGACCGCCTGACGCGCATCGTTAAGCGATGCGAAATACGGCAGCGTTTCTGCGTCTTTCACCGCAGCATCGAGGTCATGTTGAAGCAGGGTTTCCGCTTCTTGTTGACTGATGCCGTTATCCTGCAGGTTGCGGCCGTAGCCAATGGTGAGTTTTTGGTTGCTGCAGCGGTAGGGTTTCAGCCGCAGCCCTTCGTGTTTTTTGATGAGTTGGGTTGCCAGTGCTTTCATGGTTTAACCTTCGTTGAATGAACAAAGGCCAGTGTATCGCCCGGAATTACTGACTGATATTGAAGCGGTTTCTAGATGGAGGATGTAGAAAAACCAAGCATACATGGTGTCTGAAATGATAGTATTCAAAAATTATCGGCAAGCAATATGGATAATCCCAAGTGAACTTTCTTTCAACAATCAAGCTACGTTTGCAAAATTCGATTACTCTGGAAACGGGTAGTAAATTGCGAATTGATCCGAATGCCAAAGTCCGAAAATGTATTATCAAGGCGACAAACGTCAATCAGAGTTCTATTGAGATTGAACGTTCTGCAAGTGTCCGACGTTGTAAGATCGTCGTTGAAGGGCGAAACAACAAACTCATCATTGAGAAAGGCTGTCAGCTCCAAAACCTGTTAATTGAAGTGTTAGGCGAAGATTGCACCCTTATCATAGGTAAAGATACGCGTAACACTGGAGAGGGCAAAATTTCTTGTCAGGAGAAGGGCACTACATTAAGAATCGGGGCAAATTCGTTGCTCGCCAAAGGTGTCACCATACTTACCAGTGATGGTCACGATATTTTGGAACATGGGCAGCGTATTAACCCTGCCAAAGACATTCTTCTCGAAGAGCATGTTTGGCTAGGCCAAGATGTAATGGTACTAAAGGGAGCGAAAATCGGTAGTGGTTCCGTCATTGGCGCTCGCTCTGTTGTATCAGGCGTAATTCCGAGTCAATCCATTGCTGTGGGTTCACCTGCGAAAGTGGTTAAACAGGGTATTACTTGGGATAGTGCACTGACATTCGCAAAAGAGAGTCAGTGATTCTTCTGAGGGCTACACAGTTCGCAGTCTGAGGGTGAGACTGAATACTGTGTAGCCATCTATGGCGTCAGCGTAAGTTTTTCTTATTCGGCTGTTGGGACAATTGGCCAAGGATTGTCAGTTCTAATCTTCAGGTAAGCTGCATCTGCCTGCGCTTCATATTCAGCGGCTTTTGCCTCATTACCTTCCACACGGCGAATCATTTTCGCTTCATTGTTCAAGCGGTCCACAATCTGCGTATAGAGGTTTTCACGGATGTTAGTGACCCTATGCACTTCAGCTTCATACTGTGCCTGAAAATCCGTTTGCCAGTTGCCCAGCGCTTCATTCCATACGTCAAACTGGGTATTCGGAGCTTTCAAAGTAAAGTCATCGGTTACCAATGATTGGTCATCGAAGACTTTAGTTGCTCTGTCGGCTTTATTGTAGGCTGACACTTTCTCAAATCGAGTTTTTACCTGCCAAGTGCAGTTCGTATCGTCAGGCCAGTATTGCACCTTTCCGTCCGCATCGAGCATCGCGAAGTATTCATTTTCAACCAATTCAACTTCCGGTAATGGCTGTGATGTGGTAAAGCCCATCTTAACTGCGAGCTGTTCCGATTTGATGTATTCGCCAGTGGTCGAGCTAATGAAGTGTTTAAGCATAGCTGAATACTCCTTTCGGGATGACTCGGTAGTGGTCGAGGAATAGACCCATGGTGTCGGTGTAGGTGTCAGTTCGGACCACTCGAGAAGCATCAAAGCTTAAGTTGGTATGACCCACCGTAGCGGTGGCAGAAATATTTGCTACGGTTGTATCTTTTAAATTTGTATCAAACACCCCGGAAACGTCTCGCATATGAGTTGAGTATCCATTTGAGTTTGTAGCAGGTGAAGCAGTACCGACAATGTTTTGAATATGGTCTTCTTTCGCCGAACCCGCCGCCCCATAGCCGCCTGCGACTTTGATGTTCATCATCAGAGCCCAGTCATCGGTGGTGAAGGTGGTTGCACCGTCACCGGTTCCCCAGTGGCCTGCGTAGGCGCGTGGATTAGCGTTAATGGTGGCCTGGTCTGCGAAAAATGCGGATGCGCTGACGATTTCAAATACCGTTGGGTAATCGGCTCGGAGCAACTCTACACGACCAGCCGGCAGCCAAATGTTTGGGTCTGGCTCTGGTCCTACGGCTGATACGGGCATGCCTTTGAACAGCATCTGTTTGAGCCAGTCGGCGCGGGTCAGGTATGGCGGCAAATGCACCTCAACCAACTCGGTCTCTGTCATGTACTCGCCATGTTTGAAGACGACATCACCCGGCTCACCGGTGATCGCTGCTTTCAACGTCACCATGCCGCCGATACCTTTTGGCAGTGCGATTTTGGGAGTCTCACACTCGATCACAGTTTGGTCGTTGGCATCCAACACATCAATACGGTGCAGGTACTCATCAAAATGCTGCTCGATGGGCAGGTTTATGATGAAGGTAAGTACGCCATTTTCATCGTAGTAACTGGTTTCTATCGTATCTTCATGGAATGCATACAGTGATTCACTGGGGGCGTCATGGGTTAACTCACCAACGAGCCGATACTGAGTGACAGTGTCCCTTAGCTCACTGTTTAAAATGTCTATCCCGTGCTGAGTTGGGATAGCTTGGAGTGTGCTCATTCGGTCTCTCCTAGTTCGAGTTGCCAACTAATGGCGGTGGAGCAAAAGGTTTCAGCGGTGCCAGAAATCGCGAGCTGTAAACTGAACTCTGGCTTCATGGTCAGTGCCGTGGTTTCGACTATGTTGGCTTGCGCCTCAAGCGGATAGAGCCAGTGAAACTCGGTGTGTGGTAAGCGCTTTTCTTCAAAGGCAGCAAACGCGGCATTGTTGTCATAGGAGTACAGGTCGATCTCAATCAGGTTCGGGGTTGCCTTATCGTCATACACCCGGCCAACACCGCCATTCTCTGTCAGCAGCGCCTGATAGTCGCTGATTTTCCAGCCGAACAACGCTTCCTTAAAGTCGGTCAGCAGAGACAATTCGATGTCATCGTGCGTGGCTTTGAAGTCGGTGGCCATTGCCTCAATTAGGTTGGTCAGTTCCGGGTTGTCGGCTTCCTGCCAGTATTGCCCTTTGGGCAACAGGGCTCGGATGGCCTGCGCAAAGTCTTCGGCGCTGTAATCGATGATTACGCTGGAGGTGTCCATGTCACGTCTCCTAATACATGAATCTGATGGCTCTCAATCGTCACTTCATCGGTTGGCGATTTCACAATGAAGTTGGTGGTGACACTCGATACCGTCAGCACAATTTCCGTCGGCGTGACGGATTCCGGATTGCCCGTCGCGGCGTTGATTTTGCCCATTTTGCTTTGTACCAGGCTCTGCAGCGCAGTGACCACATCATCACGGACAGACTGATCTTCAATGCCCTGAATCTCGATGTTCAGCAGAACATGTTCGGGCTGTAAGGCGATGGGATGGCAGCCCGCCAGACGATGCGCTTCGAAGGTTTGCTGAACCAGACTGATCACTTCGCTACTCAGTGTCGGGTCAGCGGTGCGACGGCCGATATACACTTCCACCATGCCGCGCTCCGGGGTGTTATCCAGCGCCCAGGCAAAGTCGACATCGGCATGCGCTGACGTTGCCCAGGCTTCATAATCTTCAGCTTTGCCGATCAGGTCGTTTTTCTCGTAGGCCACAATCACCCGGGCGCGCCAGTGTTCGAGGGTTTCAATGTCGGCGCCGCCTTCAATGCCAAGGCTCTGAACCTGAGTCGGGTCGATACCGCCTAAGCCCTCGGACAGGGTCAGAATGTTTCCGGCTGGCAGATTGCTGGCACTGCCGGACACGCGGGCAATCACGCTGACCGGCACGTCACTGTATTGCTCTTTGGTGGTTTCGTATTCATTGCCGGCGGCATCGGTCAGCAACGTTGCTTTGGGAATGACCACCACACCACCAAGCTGAGTAAACCGGACGGTGCCTGATGCGAACGTGGGCAGCAGGCGCGGCGTGCCATGACGATTGGCATGCAGATAAAGCCAGGCTTCGGAGCAGGTTTCCGGGTGAAGCTGGCGAAACAGCAAATCCTGATAGCCGTACTGACCGTAACTCACGGCCGCAATCGCGCACGCGATGGCATCGATCGCCGGTGTGTTCTGCCCGGTTTTCGCCATCAGTGTCGATTTGGCGCGATCGATGAGTGTCTGCAGGCTGCGTTGTGTACTCATAGTGTGACCTTAAACGTGGTGTCATCGGTGAGGGTAATGATTACATCACGCCCCATCTGATTGGGTTTCGCTTCCCATACGGAAACCGCCACGGCTTTGGCGTGGCCCTCGGTGATGAGCCAGGCCAGCGCTTCTTCATAAAAGCGTTTGGCCATGGCGAGCGTCTGCGGGGTGAGCTTATCCCGGCGCAGGGTCCAGTCGCGTGATCCTACGATGGTCAGCAGTTCGTCGCTCCAGTTGCCGCCGCGTTCGTCTTCGGCCATTCGCGCGCGGTCGTTCTGTGTCGACTCGCTGTGGTTGTAAATGCTCTGCCAGACGGCGTGTGTCATGCCTTCCTCGGAGTGCATCGGTGCCGTGACTGCGTTTAAACGGAAATAGTTCATGATTGGTTTGGCCCGTAAGAAGTGCGTTGGTTGTCGTCGTCCTGGTAGTCGTGAGTGTGGGTTTCCACTGTAACGCCCGCAAACTTGCCGGAGCTGCCGCCAACGCTGCCCGCGACGTTGAGGTTTCCCTCGATGTCCACATTGCCGGAGAACGACGCAGTGGGCGCGGTGACATCCACTTTGGGCGCTGTAACGCTGACATCGCCTGCCGCTGTGATGTCCAGTTTTGCCTTAGTGTTCACCTTGATACCGTCTGCAGTGAAGTGAACCAGATTGCCTTTGTCATCGAGCATGGCGACCTCACCCGGCTGCAGCGCCATCTGGTAACGTTCGTCTTCCACATTCACCGTGATACCGCGCGCGGTGACGCCTCCGATAAACAGGTTGTAGGTTTTGGCGCCCACCAACGGACGGCTCATAAAGCCGTAGTTGTGCACGCGGCGAATGCGATCGTTGGTGCGCCCCGTGGCGGTCTTAATCTGCAGCCACTGCGTCTCTGCTCCTGTGACCGTGCCGGTGCCAACCAGATTCTTAATCCGGCTCATCAAACGAGCCAGCAGTGTGTCAGACATCGCTTTGCTCCCTGAATGGCCGGAACAGTGTCATCGAGGTGGTTTGTGCGCTTTCCGAGACAGACAGGCTCAAGGCTTTGATGACCAGCATTTCACTGAACTGCTGCGTCTGGTCGATAACCCGGATGACCCGGTTGAGTCCGTCGATGGCGAGCGCCGGGAACAGTCCGGCAATGCTTGCCGAAGCCGTCAGGCTCTGCGCGATCGCCAGGTTGTGCTCATACCGGGCGCGGGACAAACACGCGTCGGCGGACTGTAACTGATCGCAGATAATCACCCGTGTGCGCGAAGCATCGACATCGGCCGCGGTGACCACCGCGCTGGCATCGTCCCACGCGCCCTGAACTTCGGTGCGGTGAAAGCGGGTATGGAACTGACGGGCAATCTCAAGGCGTTCGATGTTGTTGCCGACTTCAAGCCCGATACCCTGAATGATGCTGTGCGCGGTGTTCTCTATCGTCAGCACGCCATTGCGTTCAATCAGCGCCAATCCTTGCTCTCGAATCAGCTGCGCGATGTTTTCCACCGGCGACTCTGCGTTGATCTGAAACTCCGGTACGGCCTTCAACGCGGAGACCAGACTCTCTACCCGTAAGCCAAACGGTGCGGCCAGACGACGAAGTAATTTATCCATCGGCTGGTCGTAAAGCGCATCCATGGTGATGCGCGAGTCAATCATGTTGGCACTGACGGAGCGGCCCGTGATGGTGACTGAGCGGCTGCCTGAATCGGTGGCGGACTCAACCTGGTCAATTTGTCCTTTCAGGATAAGCTGTCCACCGAGGTAGAAGCTCACCGGAAGCGGCTGGTCAATGACCATCACCGGCACCTTGCAGCGAAAGGTGTGCGCGAGCTGCTCGAGAGAGTAGCTGAGTTCGGCGGAGTAAAACGCGGTCTGCGCGCCATTGATGTGCATCGTAAGCTGGCTCATTGCGGGTTCCTCACGGCAATGTCACCACGCAAGAACAATGGGTGCTGCAACGCATTCATCGCGGTAACGATCGGCTCGGCCGTGTACTGGTCGTGCGCGATGGTCAGGGCTGGTTTGATGCGTGGCTGCTCAATTACGCGGTGCGCCGCAGTACCTTTGATGACTTTGTCATGCTGCGTCTGAATGCCGCCTTTCAACGCTACCAATGCATCGAAGATGTCTAAACTCTCAACCGTTGAGACGCTTGTTGTTTCTGTCACGCGTTCATCAATGCCGTCAATCAGCGCCGCGAGGTCGCTTTGAATGATGGCTGGCTGTTTGCTCACGGCGGTTATGTCAAACTGGTCCTGCTTCTCCAGGCGGGTGACATCTTTGCTGACCTTCACGGCTCCGGTCACCATCTGAATGTTGTGATGAGGGGTGACAGCGTCCTCTTTAACCTGACTCAACATCAGTTGCTGCGCGGTGCGAGCGTTGTCGACGGCCTCACTGTCGGAGTCAGGCTCAGACTGAACGCCCTCAGCGACGCGATCAACGGCGGTGCTCAGCAGCGTAGCGAACTTATCCGGCGCACTGCTGATGCTACTGATGGCACCAAACGCTTCATTGATGGCTGAGTTGATGCTTTGCAGCTTGTCATCGGCGAGGTTCAGGCGGTGGGTGATGTCCACCAACACGTTGAGTGACTGCGTGAAATCGTTCTGTGTCTGATTGATGTCGGCCACGCTGAGACTCTTCACATCACGGGCGAACGACTGCGCTGAGACACTTTCCACCGTGCTGGCCTGTTGCTTCACTCGGACGGTCGCTGACGTATTGATGGTCGGCTGCGTGCCGGCACGCACAAAGCTCAGGCTGAGTGTAACCACACCGCGCTTGGTGCTGATGCTTTGGGAAAAGGTGTCGAATACCAGCGTCAGCTCGCCGAGCCACGGGTGCTCCAGCTCTCCTGCCGGGGAGGATTCAAGGTTAGCAATGAACGCATTGGCATCGGCCAGCGAGTCAGCGCCTACAAAGACGACATCGAGTTTGATGGTGCGGGATTTACTGCCCATCACACGGATGTTGGGCAGTTCGGCGTAGGGAATTTCACTGACGTGCAGGCGCTGGCCGCCATCAATGGCGGTCGCCAGGATGTTGAGCTGATGCCCATTCCATCGCCCGCGCTCGTACTGTCGTTCCCACATGAAAGTTCTCACTTCATCTCAAATAAATCAAAGAAGGCAGCAGGCTGGAAAAATGATGGCGGGGAAGGGCGCTCAGGCCTGATTCGGACTCACCCCTCCCTCCGCACCAAAATTCAGCACTGCAATTTTGCGCAATCAGAGACGCAAAATAATTAGGTAGGGTTATTGCACCACAGCCCTGATGGGAACTGAACTCAGGGCTATTTTAGATTGGGGATTTAGAGAAGTGCCGGGATCGCAAACGTGCGTTTTTGATCGTTTTTTTTGAAAAGAAGATCTTTACACGATTAGGGTAGAGTAAGAAGACCTCATTTTGTCGATAAAGCTCGCTTTGAAATCCGAAAAATCTTTGTCTAAACCTATTCTCTCCGTTCTTTTGAACACTATGGGTAAGTAACTCTGAGTAACTTTGGTTACGTGGATTTTGGAGAAAGGTCTGTACTTGAGTATCTTTTCATTGAGTTGAACATGATCAATCAAGTTGAACTGATCACCAGTAATATCAACTACATGTTCTTCTATCTCCAACCAAACGTGTGAAACCATATTCTCGCCATAACCAGTTACGCAGGTTATTTCTATGTTGTTTAGACGTTGAAAGTAGTGAAAAGCGAGCAACAGTGAGGCGAATTTACAGTTCATGATGGGAAAGGTATTAGTCAATATCGTAGAGGAATCTTTGTCACAGGAATCCATTGCGGTACGAAGCCTAAGTGCTTCGCGTCTCAAGATTTGAATATTGACCATCGATAGTCCCGAAATGAGAAGTAAAAAATGTTGGGTGATTAGCCAATGGATAAAAATATAGCTCGATGTTTCTTGAGCATTGTCCATGACGAAACTAATTCATTTATATAGGAAAAGTTAGTGTCATCAAAGCAGTTGAACACATAAACATTTCCTGAATAGCCTGCAGATGTTTGGCTGTTAGGGAGTAAGAACGTCAGCGTTGTACCATTGGGCAATATAAGCGGGTTTCCAGACAGAGTCAGCCCGTACGAGCTCGCCAACTCAATGATACGCTCTCGAATCCTCTCGCTCTCATCTGTCGACGCAGACAAGAATATCTGATTTTCCTTCGTTTGAATCGCGTCGACTAGGGCATTTTTGCAAATGTGCAATTCGATTGAATCTATATTCATCATGACAACCTATATGCTTTGAGAAGTATCCTATCTATTTGGTCTAATTTGCGAGCAGCCAGAGAAATGCGCTTGCTCGATACGCCCGTTCTAAGGGACGCGAGCTCATATGAATAACCAGACTCAAAGACCAGCCTCAATGCCGCTCTGGTTTGCTCTGGAATTTCGCGCATAGGAAGAACATCCAATAGTGCGTTCAGACGCTGTGATGGAATGACATTAATTTTCATGCAGTCTAGACTTCTGGTTTATTGGATTTGCTCAAAGGCACTGAAGATGTCCATCTGATCCACATCTCCCTTGCACAACTCCGGTTGCAGTTCTGGGTCTGGTTTGGCGCCAGTCGGTTCAATAATGCGGTTGACCGTAGTCAGCGTGGTAAACGCGCGACCGCAGTTTAGGTTCAAACATTGGCAATAGGCTTCGCGCGTTTCGTTACTCATCGCTTTTGATGTTGCAATACGTGCTTTGCTTCCACAAATAGGGCAGGTGATTAACATGGGATCTCCTCACGCTAACGGCCAGTCATCTTCCAACTCAGGGAAGAACGACAGGTCCGGTTGTTGATACTCTTCGGTTTCAGGTTGGGTTAACACTTCATCCCAACCTTCAAAATTCATCCACGACAAATCATCGGCAGGCACGCGGCTGACTTCGACCAGCTGGGCCGGGCGTTTTTCGCCGTACTCGTCTACCTCCGCAGGGCGGATTTGGATACTTCGTTCACCATCGATGCGAATTGAACTGCCTTTTCTGAGTGCGGCCAGTGCCGCTTCTTCAATATTTGGCGGTTTATTCGCCTTTCTTCGCTCTGGTGCTAACAACCTGGTGAGCTGATCGCTGACCTGATCCTCGCGGGGCTCCGTACAGTTATTGACAGAACTCCGAGAGGCGGCGGTGCCGCCAATGACGGTCGCTGCGCTCCCTTGGGCGATCGCTTCCGCATCATCGCTAACCTTGGATTTCTGTTTAATCGTCCAGACTCTTAGGCGTGTTTTGATGAACACGCCTGATGCGTCAAACCCATCCAACTTGCGAACGGTTTCACCGTGCGGAGAGGCAAACGGCAGCTCTTCATAAACGTTGGTGATCAGCAGGTCCGCACGTTTCACGAACGGGCCACCCTGGCCCATGATGTAATCACGCCATTGACCACGGTCGGCGGCTTTCATCACTTCCGTGACAGTGCCGTTTTCGTGTTCCAGATCGGCCTGATAAACCTGCGTGAGCAGCACAAATAGGTACTTGCTGTCGAACTTCTTATGGCGACGAATCAGCTCTGCCGGAATAGGCGGGCCGATCAGCTTGCGGCCTTCGCGGATGTCCAACTCTTCGTAAATCGTCAGTAGCTCTTCATAGTTCAGTTGAGTGAGGTACTGGTTAAAGCTGGCTTTGTCGTTGTTAGCAAAGCGGCGCAGCTCGCGGTAAGTCGTGACCGGAGCGCCACCAAAAAACTGAAACTGGCGGATACCCCAGCGGCTTTTCCAGGCGTTCACATTCTTGGCCATGTCTTTCACGGGCTTGCCTGTTTCATCGGATATCTCATCGTCCATGGCAAAGCCGTCGATGTTCTTGGAAATGTATTTGGCGATGTAGCCAGTTGCCGTGCCTTTGGCCGGATCGATGTAACCAAAGTCGCAGCGCGGCTTGTAGTTGAACGGCCCATGAAACGCCTGCTTTTTCCCGGCGCGTTTCGGGTTGCGGTCGAACTGCGGATACAGCTCTTCTTTGTCTTCTTCGACGGCGTAGGAAATGAACACGTCACGCACCTGCGCGACATCTTCTGGCTTCACCCAGATCAGCAAATGCCAGTGCGGCGTGCCGTCGTGATGCGGCTCGGCCACACGAACGCCAAACCAGCGAATTTCTTCACGGCCCAACTTGGCGCGAATACGTTGCCACACATTGTTGAGGTAGGCTTGCGTGTCGCGCGGGCTGGCGCCGTTCCAGTGGTCGATAAAGCCGCCTTTCTTGTAGCTGTTGTGGTACTTGGACGGAGAAGTAAGCGTGAGAAACAAACCTTGCAGCTCAAGCTCATTGCCGATGTCTTCGCAGCCACGGCAGCGCACCATTAACTCATGACGGCGGATAGCCGGATTAGACAGGCTCTTTTTCGCCATGTCCCACAAGTCGGCTTCTTCGCCCGTAATCTCATCGATCAGCTGGCACTGCTTGATGTATTCATAGTTGGCTTTCTGCTGCTCCTGATGCTCACGGACACAATCCCAAGAGGCATAAGGCGACGCTTTGTAGCTCACTTGCCCCATGGCGATCGCCAGGTGCTCGCGCATGATTTTGCGAATGTGCACTAATCGGCCGCGCCACCATTTTTCATCCCGCATTCTTGAAATATCGTTCAGGGCCGTCAGTTCGGTTTGCTTCTTGCGCTTGCGGGGCGCTTTGATGCCGAACTCATTCACGAAAGCAGCCAGCTTGTGGTAGGTGTTCACCACAGCAATCTCGCCGATTTTCGATTCAGAGGCTTTGACTTCGCGCTTCGCCAGATCCGCTTTCACTTCTTTGATGGCGGAAGCCGCAAAGCGTTGGTGACGGGCAGAGGCGATTTGCGACAGCTTGAACGCCATGTCTCTGAGTTCGTCGGGTTCAAGTTCGGCAACGCTGCGGTTCTTCTCTGGCTTGGTATGTTTTTCGGCTTGGTCGAAGTCAAAAGAGAGCTGAGGGCGGTGATAATCTTCAGGCAGGCTGTGCTCTGTAAAGTACACGGAGGCGAATGCGTTATCGCCGCTTTCGAATTCTTTAGAGAACATCGCCACTTTTTGCGTGGTGGGTAGTTTGCTGTATTTTTCCAAGACCTTTTGCGCGCGTTCTGTTGCGGGTGCCATGCGCTCACGCAGGTAAATGTTGGCTTCTTTACGGCCGAGTTTTTCAAACACGCTGATGTAGCGCGTGACGAAGTATTTGGTCAGGTAATCGGGCAAGTCTTGGATGCGCGACTGCGCCCAGGCAAAGTCGTCCGGGTTGGCTTCAAACAATTTGCGCTCAAGCACACTCAGGCTTTCTGGCTGAATCACTTCATTGAATCGACGATCACCAAAGCAGCCCGCTTCAACTTCCGTTAAAGGGGCTTGCCATGGGAAATCATACAGCTCGATTTCTGCGGGTTCGGTGAGGGTGTCCATGCTGCTTTAAGAGCGCTTATGCCGCGGCATCATGACCGACAGAAATGATATGACTCAGTCCTTGAGGAATATCGAAACGGTTGCCTTTATCCCAGATGAACCAAGCGTATTCGCACGAGTCTGAGCTGCCACCGACAAAACGTGGACGAGGAACAATGATCGGGCATTTAGGTGGAAAGCCAATTTCAAACCAGAAAGGCAAACGCTTCTTAGAGCCCAAGTAGTTGACGCGTTGCAGATACGCCATTGTCCCGTCAGGTGCCAGTTCACTCAGGCTTTTACGAATGAACTCTTCCGTCAGTGAGAATGGTGGATTAGTAATGATCACGTCTTGGGTGCCAAAGTCGGTAGTCAGGTAATCAATACCTTGTTCAATTTCGGCGAATGACTTCTGGCTTTCAGGCAGACCAATCTTGTCGAAGATCGCCCCGGTGCCATAGCAAGGTTCCAAAAACTTATCAGTAGGGCGCAGCGTTAGCTTGCCCAGAAGTGCATCCACAACTTCTGCTGGGGTTGGATACAACTCGCGAGGCTGGACGTTACCGTTGGTTGAACTCATGCTTCTTCCCCCTTCTCCAACTCATCACGGCGCGCAGCGATGCGCTCAATCAGGTCATCTTCGATATCCAGCAGGTCTTTCAGGGCTTGTTTGCTATCGAGCAGCACAATGCTGTGGGCGTGGTCGGTTGTGGTGGCAGAAAAGATCACCACGTTCAGCATCTTCATGCTTGAGGAATATTCGATACGCACGCTCATCACATCGGCGCTGTCGATGGCCAGCTCATACAGGCTGGTGATGGTGGCGAGAATCGCGCGTTCAAACGCGGCTTTGGTTACTGGGTCATTCATCATCTTTGCTCCTACGCTGAGACGAAAAAGGCCCCCATTCCGAGAGGAATACCACGGGGGCAAAGGTTGGCTAGGTCAATGGGTGTTGCTGAACTGGTAGTGCTTGAGGCGGCGAACATCGCCGACCTTGCTGTCGAACGTGACCGTCAGGTTTTTCAGGTACTGCATTCCGGTGCGGATTTTTTGAAGTTCCAGGTCATCGAACGATTCGAATTCTCGGTTGTAATCGCGCGCGGGCAGGCCGCCTGCGATCAGCACCAATCCACGGCTTTTCTCTGGCAGCTCGTTGAACATCTTCTTCAACTGGCAGCGCGTGGCGGCACCGTTAAACAGCGATTTGCACGCGGCGATGCTCTCTTGCGCTGGCGGCGTGTGTTGGGTGTGTGCGTTGCTGGCTAGCTGATTCATCTTGGCTCCTTAGGACAGGCCCGGAATTGGCGCGCCTTGGGTGATAAAATCCACGCTCATCGCAAAGAACGGCGTCGCCCCAGAGGTGCGGTTTTCAAGATCAGAAATTAAAAGCATCAGGTTGCCGATGCTGGCCTGAGCCTTTGAGATAATTTTGTGTCGGGTAGTGCGGGGCAGGCGGGTATCGCCGCCGTGGTCTAACGCCATGCGCGACAGGTCGCCCGACAGCATCGAATGTTCCAGCACCCGCTTGAGAAAGGTTTCGGTTTTCTCTTCTTGTGGCAGTTGTGCGGTCACCACACCAAGGCCAAGCAAAAGAGAATTGATGATGGTGTAGTCGCCACTGGCTTTGGTGATAGCAACCAGCTCGGCGCACGTCAGAACATGGGGCTGCTCTGGGTTGAGCTTATTGCGCAGCACCGTGGCATCTAAGCCAACAGCAGCGGCAATGGCCGATACCTTGTTGGCCGCCCGGAACGCGCAGCACGCCTCATCAAATGCCTTTTGTTTGCCCTCAAGGAAAACGTACATTGAAGTGTTCATGTCCATATTTGATACTCACCTTGTCGCAAGTGAAATGAGCTCACAGCCGCAATGGCTGCTCACTTAAAACGAATGATAAAAGTGGTCGTTTTCAGGCTTTTCAGAATCTTCAATGGCGTGTTGCCACAGCGCGCCCATGTTGACGTAGTGCTTGCCCTTGGCGCCATCGCGCTCAATCACAGGCAGCTTTCCTTCGCGAATCATGTTGCGAATCGAGTTTTCAGACACACCCCAACGGCGGGCCAGTTCACAGGTAGGGAGGATCGGGGAATCGGGTTGAATTGAAACGTGCATATTTAGCTTCTCCAATAGGTCAGGTTGGTCTTTGAACTCTTTACACAAACGCATGCGTGAAAGGGTGACCATATTGACGAAGCGCTTCTTCTCGCAGCGTGTCGCGGCCTTCATGGGCAGCTTTCCGGCCTCAATCAGTTGCTCCGACTCAACCAAATCAATATGTTGACGTCGCGCATACTCTTCGATCGGCAGGTACGGCATATCTAGTTTAATCAGCGGGGTCATGGTATCTTTCCATACATATTTGTGCGTTTTTGTACACAGAAACTGCTTGGCGGCCTTTCTTGTGTACTTAAAGATTCATAATAATGCGTAAACATTAACTGAATGTTAGATCGATTTACGCATCATTGTAAATGCTTAATGGTGTGGATTTTGAAAGAATGGTTCTTGAGCTCCGAACTCGTTGAAGTTGATGGGTTCCCCAACACAGTTGGGAATGTGAGTGGAAAAGCTAGAAGAAACAATTGGATATCGAGAAAGGCTGTCGGAAATGGAAGAGCTATGGAGTACCATATTTCTTCGTTTCATCCAGATCTGAAAAAGAAGCTAATTGAGAAGTACGTCAAAGATCCTAATGATGCAGAAACATTAATGAACTTGGAGGCGCCGACTGAAGGAGTGGCTCCAGAGCAAAGCAATGTTTCTAAAATCGTTCCATTAGCTGACGTTAAAGATTGGTGCGAGCTCGCCGTATTTGACGTTCACGCAGCAGCAGGGGCGGGCTCACTGGTGCACAGCGAGTACCAGATAGACAAGCTCATCATTCCAAAAAGCCTGTTGGCCGAGTTTGGCCTTGCACCGAACTGCGCAGCCATCATCTACGTTGACGGCAACTCGATGGAACCCACCCTCAGCCACAAAGACAGGCTGCTGGTCGATACCCGCGAACTACAACACCCGGTCACGGATGGGGTATACGTGATTCGCATCGACGATGCGGTGTACGTAAAACGTTTGAAGTGGAACATTCCGAAAGGGATTTATCAGGTGATTTCAGACAACCCGACCTACGAGTCATTCGAGATCAACCACAAGAACGGGCGCAACTTTAAGATTATCGGCAAAGCCATCGCGCCAGTGTTTAAGAAGATTTTTTAAAATGAAGCCACCTGTTAGGTGGCTTTTTTGTTTGAATGAAAGTAACAATTTAGTCAATAGCGTCAGGAAGCTTATCATGAAATACATGAATACGAGTTGCTATCACATTGATATTCAGAAAAGCGAATATCAAGAATTTAAGGGGTCAGCGAGCTCTAACCGAAATTTTCAAGAGTTCGCAAAGTTAGCTGTTGCCCACACACAAAGCAACGACAACACTCAAGAATTTATCTTTAATGACGGTTCTATCGTTGATAGCGAGTTTCACATTTACAAAGCACATACTCCTCATTGGGGAGTGTTTTGCGAAAAGTTATCTGCAGAACTCTTACATACACAGCAAGCATCTCAAAGACGAATTGACCACCTAGATAAGAAGGTAACACCAGGTAGCCTGTTGCTTATTCACTGTAAACCTTTGGAAGCAAATGTTGATCTCTTAGTTTTAGTAAAGATGGAGCAAGAGGAGTTTGCCAACGTCATAGACTTTGAACATCAGTATGGCCTACCTACAGAAAAGAAAGCTCTGAATACTGCATTGATCAGATTTGAAGATGGCGAGCCTACGAGTTTACTTGTTTCAAGAGCGAATGCATTTTGGATTAAATTCCTGGATATACATCCAGTAAGGTCTGATAATGTAAACACGGCGAATGCATTCAATGCTATTGATAGTGCGCTGAGAAAGGTTAAAAGAGATGGGTATAAAGCCGACCATTTAGCTCTTCGTAACCACCTCATCACTTACTTGAGAAATAACCAAGGTAAAACAGTCGTTTACTCTGAGCTAATCGATACTGTCTTTGGAAATCACCAGCCTTTAGATAAGCGTTTTTTGGCAGAAAAGTTCGCTGAAGATTTAAGAAGTTTGCCTAAGAAGAAGAAAGGTAAACACGCGTTTGATCCACATTTTCAGATTGACATGGCCGATGTAAAAGCTAAGAGGCGCACAGTCATTGGCTTGACCGATAAGATTGAACTGAATTTGAAAGATGGCATCGAAAACTTGGATGAAACGATCATACCTTATGAAGACGGTGGGCGAAAAGGTATCATTATTTTCTCTGATGAAGGTTTCGATCATTTCAAGAAAGATGAAGAAGATAAGTAATCATGTTAGATGCGGTTAGAAGTATTTGGAGTAACCCGATAAGTCAGTGGGAGAATGTATCTGAGTCTCTCATATACTTCTCTGCATCTAGCAAACTTGACTGCTTGGTTGTGAGTGATGTTGATTCGTTGGCTAGTTTTCTTGAATCGTACAGGGGATACCAAGATAAGTTCACTCTCAAAGTGTTCTATGATTTTGATGATTCGATTGAGTTTTCGAATACCACAGTGCCTGAAACAATCAAAACACGACTTGAAGAGTTACGTGAGGAAATTGAGAATCTAGAAGGTGATGAAGCGTTATCGGTAGCGCTGGATATATCTAAGCGAATCTCTGAACCCAAAACAGGTGTTCGAGTAGAGAATGTGTACTCATTTGAAGCGTTTTCAGCCTATCTTAATAGCTTGACATTGACTCAAGCTCATCAGGCCATTTCAGAACGGTACGGTCGGGGAAATGTAAAAGGTGTGGTTTTTCTTGGAGACTTTAACACAACCCTTCATTCTGATTTCTTCCACTTCATACCCAAAAGTGAATTTGAAATAGACAAATTTTCTCCTCAGTTCAGCCAGTTCAGAGCAGATGAAATTCATCGCTTAAGAGGCTCACTTGGACATTTTGCCAATGCCTCGGAATGGTTTTTATTACCTGATCACTTTAAGTTTCCATCCCAATCAGCAGATACATTTGGATTAATCCTCCCCCTTTTTAATGCGCTGCATAATGCGTATCTAATAAGTTTTCTAAGTAATTTCTCAATTATCACAGATAAGGGGATGGAATATCGTTTAAAAGGATTAAAAGATATATCAGGTTTATACGACTTTGGAGCATTAAAAAGTATAGATGCAAATTCTCTTTGGGAGTTATATCAATGGGTTTATGAAGGGAATACGGTTGATAAATTAGGTGTTGCTAGGAGTATCATTCCTTTACATGTCGATGACCTATTAAGTGTCGATTCATCTACTTTAGCATCTGCATATTCTAGTTTTATTTTGTCTCAAAAGGATGATGTAAAAAGTTATATAGAAGCAACGAAAAAACTTGTTGAGCAAGTTCAAGTGACAGCTCAGAAGGCGAGTGAAGTTGCAGAGAAAATTGCTAATTCGATCAAATCTGGAGTTTTGGGTGTAACTACTTTCGCGATATCAACAATACTTTTCAGGATATTTACTAAAGGTAGTGAACTAAAAAGTTATTCGGAGTTGTTTGCGTTTATCGGTTCGCCACTTTTTGTTTCTATGATTGTTTTTGCTTTGGCGGTTTTTACAGGCTTATTTGGTCTTTCTTGGTTTGAGTCTAAGCAAGAACAGCAACGTTTTAAGGAAATGTATGAGCAATCGAAAAAGATCTATCAATCAGCTCTCACTCAGAACGATATCAATAACATTCTTGAAGATGATGCATACTTTTTGAAGAACGACCACTTCATTACTCAAAGAAGGCGCATGTACACTAGAACATGGGGTTTAGTACTTTTGGTTTCTACAATCGTCCTTATCTTGGCACGTTGTTACGCTAGTTCGCTAGCTTAGAAGTGAAGGAAACGTCTAAGCTTCGCGAACGATGCATTTTCATGCCGATGTTCAAAGTCAATTGCTCATAAACCTTATCCATTAATTTAACTATGCACACTGAAAACTACCGATTGATGCTCCCACAATACAAAGCCGCCCAGCACTGGGAATACGTCTTAAAGCATTTACTATACTTCTTCTAATTTTAGACTCATTTGGTACGTCATTAATTTTACTGCACTATTAGTTTCAGCCGCTTGAACTAAACTTTCCTCAATTTCGCCAGCAATAATTACCCCTTCAACTAATCGTTCGCTAAACTTACGCTTGATTAACCCTAAATACATAGATATTTGCCCAAATACTTTGTAGTCAGCTAATCCAGCCTTAAGCTCAACTATTAGAAGAGATTTATTATCCATATTTTCCAGTAGTACATCTATTCTTCGCGTGCCAATAGGATACTCTATGCCAACTTCTACGCCCCCAAAAATCTCATAGCCAGGGAACAGTTCCGAAACTTGCACGCAAAGGGTTTGTTGTAAGTCCTTTTCATAAGCAAAGTTCATGGAAAGAGCACTTAATTGAATAGCTTGCCTTTGTGGTTGCATTGAAATTTGCTGAGTACAATACTCTTGTACTTCCTTTTTATAATTTTGCATTTCATCATTTTTTGCATCATTACAAAAATCTTCGACTGCTTGCATCAGAATTTCATTTTGCTTTTGAGCCTGCAGTTGAGAGTAAAAACGAACATAGTAAGAAAGAGCTGATTTGCCTGCACCATCCAGCTCTTGTCCGATATTGGAAAACTTACCATTTTTACCATATAGCTTCTGAAGATTTTTCAAATCTCGAATATCTTTGAGCTCATAAATATTAACCTTACTACCTGTCTGTTCAGAGTAATGGCTTGATAGCCTAGATATTGACTCTGGATAGCTAGGTACAGCCCAATCATTACCTGACTCATTAAGCCAACGAGTAAACTCTACTTCCATAACTTCAACTTCCTCCAGAAGCATTATGCCCTGTTAAGTTGTGAACAACACAATACCTAAACACCTAAACTGCCGAATACCACCTTAAACACTAAATACAACGCGTAGTGAAAATGCCACGCGTTGCGAATCACTCTTAAACAGTTTGTTAGCTGAATTTAAATTAAAACTGAATTTGGATTGCTTTTAATGTAATCGTTGAGTTCCTTTTGCATCCAAGGAACATAAACGAGAGCAGTAGTTCTGTGGTCATTTAAAGCACTTGCAAGTGAGTGCGAGGCTACCCAAGGAGTAAATACGGTACCACCAGAAAAGTTACTTCCATGAGTTTTGTCACCCTCTAAATAAATAGTTACATTAGTACCTTGAATGCTGATGGTTTGCTCTTTTGTTTTAATTAATGAGTTTACAAATTTATCTCCCAGTACATCACTCATAATCCCTTTTGTATTCTGTAAAGAGCCAACTTTAATTAATAGCTGTTTTGATTGATCTTTAAGAGCTAGCGTTAGTGCATGCCCCAATCCTTTTTTGAAACCTTCAGGGTCACCACCAACAGTATTTGTATGATATTTCATATTTAACCTTATTTTTAAAACCTATGGAAAGTTTAGTGCTAGCAACAATGTACAGCTAACGCCTTGTTAAGGTGCGAGAAATGCAATACTGAAGCTACCGCACACCACCTTAAACGCTAAACGCAACGCATAGTAAAAATGCCACGCGTTGCGAATCACTCTTGAACAGTTTGTTATAGGGCAGGTGAACTAAGATATATCAACTTCAATAACATAAACTGGGATTTTTTTGTCAGGGAAGTTCCATTTACCTACAGGGTAGTTACTATGAATTAGAGTTTTCTTGTGTAAAGTTAAAGTCGCACCTGAAGAAAAGAGAACCTCCTTTTCATGTCCTTTACTTGTATTCTTTTGCCTGAATATAAAGACATTGGTGGTTGGTTCTACGACCTTAAGTACAAACAGATTGATTTCCCCTGCATCATAGGCTTTACCGTTAAATTCTGCATTTCGCAAAGCAATCTGCGGACAGAAACTAGTTGAAAACGGTTCAGTTAAAACCCTAGATGTATTACTTGAACACCAGAAACCTCCGTGAAAAAGATGTTGACCTGTACTTAATTTACAGCCGATATCGTTAATTTCTGCATCCACAGAAATTTGATCGTAATTGGGGTACTTGTTTTGAAAGTCACTTAAACAAGCTGGAGTCTTTGATGGCATAGCATCACGCCACTCCTTGAAAACTGGACTCTCAGATAAGTAAGTGTCAATGTGATCTTCTAATCTATTGTCGCAGAGTTTATTCGCCATATGTTCAGCCGCCTGATAATGGCTAGAAATTGAATTATAATTCGTTGAAAAAACATCTATTATTTTTAATTTCATTTACATCGAATCCTTAACTATCTTAATGCCCTATAACAGTCTCTTTTAACTAGATTTTGTCTTTATAAGTCCAGAATAAAATACAGACAGCGTCTATCTATACACCTTGCCAAACTTGGCACATACGTTTGAGGCATGTCTCCACAACTGGCAAATGAAACGCATCAACAGTATCAAACCACTGTGCCTTTTGGTGTGATCGATTTGGATTTTATCGCCACAATTACGCATCAATGTGCATTTCTGTATAAGTTAAACACTGTGTTTATGTACAGTTGTGTTTTATTATTTATGCTCATGTTGTTAAGTGAGCAGATTATGAGCATTAAGAAAGAGGGCAAAAAGTGGTTGGTCGACTTGCGGCCGCAAGGCCGGAACGGTAAGCGTTACCGCCGCCAGTTCGATACCAAGTTTGAAGCCATCCAATATGAAAAGCATGTGCTGGCGACGGCCCATGATAAAGAGTGGTTAGAAAAGCCTGCCGATCGCCGTTCTCTGAGTGAATTGATTGAACTGTGGTGGAAGTACGAAGGGCAATCGAAGAAAACCGCCGAAGCCTACCTGAAGGAAGTGAAGCTGGTCGATAAAGAACTCGGCTTTCCTAAAGCGCACCAGATCACCCACAAGCTGCTCGCAGATTACCGAATGGCTCAGCTTAACAAAGGCAGGGCGATGACTACCTTCAACCGCAAAATGAACTGTTTGAGCAATGTGTTTACCGCGCTCATCGCAGTGAAGGAGTTCCACAACCCGCATCCGGTTTCTGGCTTTAAGTTGAAAGTCCCCAAAACGCGCGAAATGGCGTTTCTCTCGGTTGATGAAATGAATCACTTGCTCAGTGTGCTTTCTGGCGATAGCTACAAGGTTGCCAAGCTCTGTTTGGCCACAGGTGCTCGATGGGGTGAAGCGGAAGAGTTAAAGGGTAGCACGGTCAGCCATTGCAAAGTGACCTTTCTCGATACCAAGAACGGAAAGGATCGCACGGTGCCGATCAGCCAGGAACTGCAAGATGAAATCGTCACAGGCAAATCTGGTCGACTGTTCAAAGACTGTTATGCCGAGTTCTACACACAGCTCAAACAGTGCAATTTCGATTTACCCAAAGGGCAGGCCGCCCACGTCCTTCGCCATACGTTCGCCAGCCACTTTATGATGAACGGCGGCAACATCCTTACGCTGCAAAAAATACTTGGCCACGCGACGATTCAACAAACGATGACCTACGCGCATTTCGCGCCGGATTACCTGCAAGACGCTGTCAGATTCAACCCATTAAACAGCCTTTAA